TCGGTAATATCATCGCCGTATGGCATCTACACTCCTTTAAGTTGGCATAAAAATATGAACAGTTTAGAGACTTGTTCAGGTCTATAAGATTAAAAGTTAAGCTGGTAGTTCTACTTCAACCCACGCTAGAGTTGGTTCGTCCCAAGTAAAGATCTTGCCTTCTTCAACTGGCATTGGAGTTGGAGCGTTCCATACATAAGTATCAGTATCTAGTGTCCAAGAATCAAATGGCTTAGGTGCCGCAAATCCTGTACCGTCCCAAGTGTAACCAATGCCTGCATAGTTCTTATGCAGTGGTCGTCCTTCTGGGTGCTGGTTAGCGTGGGTATTGTATGAAGTCTGTACCCATTCACCGCCAAGGTTTGCTTGGCACCATTCCTTAGTGTCTGCAACGATTACGCGCTGTACAACACCATCAACTACTTCTGCAAAATGTGCCATTTATTTATCCTTTTCTTCACCGTATAAAGTTACTGTATTTACTAACTTGACATCACGCTTTGTCATAATGCCACCTTTTTCATCTAACTGTGACTTAGCTGTAGCCTCATCGTCGGCAATGATATGAATAAGCATATTTACTTCATATGAGAAGCACTGTGTTGGCTTTGTTTCTTTAATTTTAGTTACGTTATCTTTAGTCATTGGATCTCCTTATGCTGGGTAACGAACTATAACTATACCAGAACCGCCATTTGCGCCAGTTGAAGGTGCAGAACCAGAGCAACCACCACCACCGCCACCTGTGTTCGCTGTGCCGCTTTCAGCAGTTACAGGGCCGCCAGTAGAAGCACCTGCACCACCGCCACCTGCGCCACCAAGTCCATTAACATTCGTTCCATTAGCTCCACCACCACCACCGCCTGCATAAGTCACAGCAGAGCCAGAATAACTGTTAGAAGTACCTGCACCGCCATTACCACCATTGCTAGATGGCGTATTTGCTGAAACTCCAGCAGCACTTGCTCCACCGCCACCTGAGGCAGGGAACTTTGTGTTCCCTGTTCCATCACTAGAACCGCCATTATTTCCTTGACCTGCTGTTCCAGTTCCCCCAGCAGTTGCAGCACCAGAAGCCCAGAATGAAGATCCACCACCAGAGCCACCATTACGACCCGCAATGTTTCCGCCACCTGCGCCACCACCGCCACCACCACCACCTGTTGAGGTGATTGAAGAAAATACTGAGTCAGATCCATCTGCACCGATAGCGGCAGATCCTGCACCACCTGCACCAACCGTTACAGTTATTGCAGATGAAACTGATAAACCTGTTGATGTACGAAAACCACCTGCTCCGCCACCACCTGCGTTGTTTGTTCCACCACCTGAACCGCCACCTGCAACAACTAATACATCACAAGATAATGCAACGCTTGGGGTAAATGTGCCTGAAGATGTAAATGTGTGAATAAAGTTTGTGCCATCAAATGTAATCGTTCCACCAGTTGCTTTTGCAACACCAGTGTAGAAAGTACCTGAAGAATTAAATGTGTGGATTGTGTTTCCACCTGAAGTGGTTACAGTTCCGCCATAGGCTTTTTGTGTAGTGCCTGAGTAACGAGCTATGACAATTCCTGAACCGCCTGCACCGCCTGCATCAGTAGTAATTCCACTACCGCCACCGCCACCACCTGTATTTGTAGATCCACTTGTACCAGGAAGGCCAGACCCACTTCCAGTTCCTGCGCCGCCGCCGCCTGTTCCACCAATACCTGCGCCAGGAGTAGTATAAAGACCTGCACCACCGCCACCTGCATAAGTAACTGATGAGCCTGAGATAGATGTTGCAACACCATTACCACCATTACCACCAGCGGTTGTCGTTCCATTAGCACCTACTGCGCTTGCACCACCACCGCCGCCACCGCCATAGTTAGGACTAGCAGTATTGTTACCGCCTGCATAACCCTGATTAGCAGTTCCTGCGCCACCAGTTGCAGAAGCATTGGTTACACAAGCACCACCACCTGAGCCTCCTGAGTTGCCATTATTGTTAGTGCTACCACCACCACCGCCGCCACCTCCTGTTGAAGTAATTGTAGAAAATACTGAGTCAGAACCATTGGTTCCTCTCGCTCCGCTAGTAGCACCAGTACCACCTGCTCCAACAGTTACAGTGTAAGCAGTGTTTAGAGCAAGACTTAATGGTGTCTCTAAAGAACCACCACCACCTGTTGCAGTGACAGTTGAACGGAGTCCACCAGCACCGCCACCACCACCTTGTGACCCACCACCGCCACCACCAGCAACTACAAGGTAGTCAACGGTTAAACCGCGAGAATAATTTTGAGATGCAAAGATTCCAAGAATAGGCATTAGGCGATATCTCCAATCACATACCAGGAATCGGTATCACGCTTTACCAAAGTCAAAGCAGAGTATTGAGCGCGGCACTTAGGAGCAGCAGCAGTTGCACCAGTTGATACAACAGTTGTAGTTCCGCTAGTTGCAGCCTGAACAGTTACCTGACCTGCACCGATCTGGATAAGGTTGATTTGGGTTCCAACAGGAAAGGCTGTTGTTGCATTTGTTGGAATTGAGTAGGTCTGAGCAGAAGCGTTGCTAGCTGTAACGAGCTTATTGTCAGCATCTGCCAAGACAAATGTATATGTAGTACCAGTTTGTGCGTTAAAGGCTAACGCTGCTGAGGCACTGGTTGTACCTCCTACTAGATTAACCGCCATTTAGTTACCCTCGCTTCCGAATGCACTAAAGGATGAAGTTCCTGTAGTTGAGTAGATTGTGATGACATCTGTGTTAGCCAAAGTAATACCGATAGTAATAGCAAGTAAAGATCCGCTAGGTACCTGTACTCCGTAGGCTATGTAGTGCAGGTTTGCAAGAGTTGCACCTGCTGGGCGCACTGCGATACGGATAGTATCGGCTGCTCCTCCTGTGTTTGCTATGTTGATTGTGGACACAATGGTTGCATTAGTTGCCGTATACAGCGTTGTCGCTGTTGCAGCACTAGGTGCAGATTGTGCCAAGACTTTATAGGTTGGCATTAAACGAGATCCCCAATCACTGTGAAGGTATTACTTGCTGTACAAACGATGGTGCAAGCAGAGTGTTGTGCTCGAAGCACAGGAGCAGCCGATGTAGCACCAGTTGATGTAATAGTTACACCAGCACCTGCTACAAAACTGGTAAGACCAGCACCGATTGACTGCACATTTATCTGCTCACCTGCTGCAAAGATTGATGGTGGAATTGTTATTACCACCGCACTTGCATTAGATGATGTGACCAACTTGCCAGAGTCTGCAGCAACTAGCGTGTAGGTAGTTCCAGTCTGGGCATTGAGTGCAAGATTTACCTTTGGCGCTGTTAAGGTCTTGTTAGTTAAAGTTTGTGTTGCAGCTAGACCTACCAAAGTATCACTTGTAGTTGGCGGTAGTGTCAGGGTATTAGTACCTGCAACAGCATTAGCCTGAACAGTTGTGGTACCAGAGGTAGAGCCACTAAAGGCTAAGTTAGTAACTGGCGATACTGCGCCTTCAAAGTTTGTTAAATCATAAGATGAAAGTACGTGCTTGACAGTTGCTCCTGCGCTATGTGTTACTGCAGATGATCCAGCCTGACCACGTACAATGGTCATTGTATCTGATGACTGGTTAGTAATAAAGACGATTTCTTCGTTGATTGTGTCAACATCAATAGCAACGGTAAAGACATCCACGTTGCCAGCAGCAAGTGTTACCCCACCCATTAAGGCTGTGCCAGTGCCACTAGCCACAACCATAGATGTTGCACCACTACTTGATATAGCATTTTGCAGTGTTGTCTCAACGCTAGTAGATGAATATTTACTGGTCATTGGTTTTCCTTATCGGGTGTAATGAATACGGATTGGATACTTGTCTGCCAACTTCAACGCTTCTTCATTAAGTCGCTGTTGATAGAGGGCAAATATGTAACGAGATGCGGCAGCACCAGCAGATGATGGCAACTTGGTGTCATTTAGATCTGCCTCAGCTGAAGTGAGATTGATTCGTCCAGCGTCAAGATAAGACAGTAACTTGTATGATGCTCCGAGTACGACAACATCTTTACAAGACTCTGGTAGGCCAGATACGTCAGCAAAATCATCTGTGTTTGCGTCAAGAGTGTTTGGCGTGGCGGTATACCAAACCTGAATTGTACGACCAGGTTGTACGTTCTCATAGATATTAAGTGTATTGTTTGTGTTAAAGGTAGCAGCGTTTGCCATACCATCTAAGCGCCAGCGATTTACTGG